GTCTGGGCCGTCAACACCGAGGGCTCCTACGACGCCGGCCGCTGGAACTACTACTCCTGTGGTGTTCGCCCCGCTCTGATTTTGCCCTCTACTCTCTTGGTGTCTGACGATGGCACGGTCTCGACTAACACCGCGCCCTCGACTCCGTGGAATATTTCCGTTCCTTCGTCCATCATGGGCGGCACGAACATCTCAATCTCGTGGGAAAAAAGCTATGATGCTGAGAGCAATCTCGCCGGCTACAAGGTAGAGCGTTCGACCGACGGCGGCTGGTCGTGGAGTCGGATTTATCAGGGTACGGCCACCAGCACCACGGACAACGTCGCCTTCGGCACCACGTCCGTGATGTACCGCGTCAAGGCATACGACACCGAGGGTCTGGAGTCTGGCTGGCGCACCAGTTCGCAGGTAACGGTGGTCAACAACAACGCCCCGTCTGCACCGCCGTCCATCGCGGTGCCGAAGGATGTCAAGGGCGGCAGCACGCTGGTGATCTCGTGGACTGCGGCAAGCGACAGCGACGGCAACCTGAGCGGCTACATTCTGGAGCGCAGCACCGATGGTGGCTTCGCCTACATGCAGGTGTACAAGGGCGACGCGCTGACCTACACCGACACCATCACCAACGGCTGGTACACCGTGATGTATCGGGTCAAGGCATACGACACCGAGGGCCTGGAGTCTGGCTACACCACGTCCGCTATACGCACGGTCAGATACAATGTGGCCCCGGCCATCAACGCCAGCTCCACGAATCTGGGAGAGAAGAACGCACCCTTCGACTTCACCTATACCGTTACCGATGCCGACGGCGACACGCTGACTGTCACCGAAAAGTTGGACAGTAAGACCACCAACACCCGCACCGGCGTTGCCAGCGGCACGGCCCTGACCTTTGGGCAGGGTAGTACCGCCGAAAATTTCCAGCGCATCCTGAATGGCTCCCATACCATTAAGATCACCGCGAACGATGGCAAGGAGAGCACCAGCCTGAACGCAACGTTCACCAAGAGCGTTACCAGTGCAAGTGTGACCCTGACCACCCCGCTGGCCGTGGATGGTGACATTACTGTGGCGATCTTGCAGGTGTCCGGATCCATCCCGAATGATGCCGCGTTCAAGGCGGAAGCAACCAACAACGCGCTGGATGATTCGCCGGTCTGGCAGGACGTGACGGCAGAAGTCCGCAAGGGCATGAACATCGTCTTTGAAAATCAAACCGCTTCTGCCGGAGCGGCGTTCAATTTCCGCATCAGCGTGGAGCGCGGCGCAAGCGGCGAGGGCGGCTATATCGATTCTGTTTCCGGTGCATTCCAGTAAGGAGGGATTCACATGATTATCTGGAGAAAATGCAGCCTGTCCACCCGGGCAGAAAAAGAAGCTGCAGCCAAGAAGCAGCAGGAGCAGGAACAGCTGCCGGAAACGGTGACGGCCCTGAAAGCTGCACAGAGCGACACGGACGAAATGGTGGTCGATCAGGAGTATCGCATCACCATGTTGGAACTGGGTGTCTCCGATACGGACGACACCGATAACGCTGATAACACCTGATAGGGAGGAAAAACATTATGTCTAAATCATCTGAAATGGTTCTGTATCGTACCTGCAAACGCATGATCCAGCGCGGCACCATCGACGGTCTGGCTGAGAAGATCGACATCTTCTACGCTGCTGGCAAGCTGACCGATGGGCACTACACGGAACTGACCGGCCTGCTAGCCGCAAAGCAGAAGGAGCGGGACTAACCGATGGGCTGGCCTGATCTGTGCGAAAGGCTGATGACCCGGCTGGAAACCAGTGGTGCGGACACGACCGCAGAGCGCGGCGAATTTGCAGTGCTGGTGGCTGAGTGTGGGTCGAGCGGCTGCAAATGGCATTGAGCCAGAAAGGAGAAAACAACAATGGCGATTAAAGCCTATTCCTATGCGAAGGATGGGAGCAAGGCTCTGAGCAAGAACTTCCACGTCCGGGAGTTCAAGTGCAAAGACGGCAGCGACCCAATCTTTATTGATGACGAGCTTGTGGCTCTACTGCAAAAAATCCGGGATCACTTCGGCAAGGCTGTGAACATCAACAGTGCTTTCCGCACTGCCAGCCACAACGCCAAGCAGAAGAAGGCGGCCAAGTACAGCCAGCACCTTTATGGCAAGGCGGCTGACATCTGGATCGCTGGCGTGTCGGTGGACACGCTGGCGGCCTACGTCGAAACACTGCTTCCCGGCAAGGGAGGCATTGGACGATACCACGCGGACGGTTTTGTCCACGTCGATGTGCGGGAGGTAAAAAGCAGATGGGTGATGTAGTGAAGAATGGAATTTGCACCATGGTTGGAGTAATCGGCAGTCTGATCGCAAGTCAATTCGGCGGATGGGATGCGGCACTTTCGACGCTGATCCTGTTCATGGCAGTCGATTACATCACGGGGCTTGTGGTCGCCGGGGTTTTCCACGCCAGCCCGAAGAGCAAAGACGGCACACTGGAATCCCGCGCTGGGTGGAAGGGGCTGTGCCGCAAAGGCGAAACACTGCTGATCGTGCTGGTGGCCTGCAGGCTGGATGCCGTGATGGGTTCCACCTTTGTGCGGGATGCCGTTGTGATCGGCTTTATCTGCAACGAGACCATTTCCATCATCGAAAACGCGGGCTTGATGGGACTGCCAATCCCGGCAGCGATCACCAAGGCCGTGGACATTTTAAAGCAGCGCTCGGAAACCGAGCAGAAAGGATAAGCTCTTATGAATGAATTCCTGAAAGTCGCTCTTACTGCCTGCATCCCTGCAATGACCGTCATTTTCGGCTGGGGCCTGAACAAAGGTGTCAGCATTGCAAACGGCTACATCAACAACAAGTTTGCGCAGACCTGTCTCCAGAATGCCGCCAACGCGGTGTTCAACGCCGTCCAGTACGTCAACCAGACCTACGTTGATGCCCTGAAGGAACAGGACAAGTTCGACGAGGCTGCGCAGCGCATTGCCTACAACCGCGCACTGGCTGCAGCGAAGAAAGCCCTGACGCAGGAGACCATCACGTTCATCAAGGAGACCTTTGGCGACCTCGACAGCTACCTGAAGCCGATGATCGAAGCACAGGTGCGCAGCCAGAAAACCTATATGTGATGTTTTCGCGGCATCACGAAAATGTTAACGCCAACAAAGTCATAGTATAGCAGCAGCCCTTCAGGCAGGCCAGACCTACGACAAGCTGAAGGCGCAGGGAAAGTATACACAGCGATACAGAGCACGAAAATAATCTGATGCTGTGTGCCATTCTGCGCCACTTTTTGCGCCACTGATTTAGGGAAGTTGTGGTAAAATAAGGGTAATTAAGGCGTTTTTTTCTAAAAACCGAAGGACGGCTATAAAAAGAAAAATCCCCAAAAAGCTAGGCACAAAGCCACTTTTTGGGGATTTCTCTTTGGAGCTACTGACCTGATTCGAACAGGCGACCTGCTCATTACGAGTGAGCTGCTCTACCAGCTGAGCCACAGTAGCAGATAAAATTTTCTTGCATGTTCTGCAACGAGAAATATTCTATCATACTTCCTGTGCGCTGTCAAGATTTGATTTTGCGGCAGAACAGGTGCAAATAGTCTGTGACGCAAAAATATAACTGCTCTCCGAGAAAAAAACTCGAAGAGCAGCCTTGCACACAAGAAAAATCAGTTGAACAGCTTACGGCCGATCCAGATGCAGATGCAGGCACCCACAACGGAAACGAGGATCTCACCCACGATGCCGGTAGCGCTCAGACCGATCAGGCCGAACACGATGCTGCCTACAAAACCGCCCAGAATGCCCAGCACGATATTGCGCACGGTGGAAGTTTCGCTGCCCATAATGCGGCCGGCGATGTAACCAGCCAGAGCGCCGATCAGCAGACTGAAAATAAAACCAAACATAATATTCTACCTCCTGAGTTTTAAAGCTCTGCGCTCTGCCCGGCGGTTTCCCGGGCAAAGCGGCAAATATCCTTCAAACAACATTTTTCGCATTCTGGCTTGCGCGCATTGCACACTGCTCGACCATGCATCACAAAGCGGTGGCACAGGTCGCTGCCTTCTTCTGGAGGAACGATCTTCCACAGGGCCATTTCCACCTTCTGCGGTTCCTTGATGCCGTCCACAAGGCCGATCTTGTTGCACAGCCGGATGCAGTGGGTGTCTGTTACGATAGCAGGCTTGCCAAACACATCGCCCATGATAAGGTTTGCGCTCTTGCGGCCTACGCCGGGCAGGGCGAGCAGCTCTTCAAAGGTGGTGGGCACCTGACAACCGTATTTATCGCGTAGCACCCGCATACAGGCGGAGATGTCCCGCGCTTTGGAGTGTCCCAACCCGCAGGGCTTGACGATGGCTTCAATGTCTTCGGGTTCCGCAGCAGCCAGCGCAGCAACATTGGGATATTTGGCAAACAGGTCTTCCACCACAATGTTCACGCGGGCATCGGTGCACTGGGCTGCCAGACGCACGCTGACCAGAAGCTGCCAGGCGTGGTCATAATCCAATGTACAGCCGGCATCTGGATATTCTTTTTTTAACCGGTCGATCACTTCCAGCGCCAGCGCCTTTTTTGCAGTAAGGTCTTCTGGTGCTTTTTTGCGAACAGGCAT